TTGGTGAGTTGGTCTTGGTATGGCATTATCTCCATAGCCATGCTGTTGTTCATCACCCGCGAGTCATTCTCGTTCAGCCCACCATAGACGGCAGGAACCGAGGGAAGGAACTCAGCATACAAAACCGTATCGTCACTTGCCACCACAAGGCGCATCCAGACATCATAAGGATAGTTTCCTATACCCCTATCCCGAGGGTTGACCTTCATAAATAGATTGGTAAGGAAAACTCCCTTATCGTCATCCGCCGTCGAGTACACCCCAGAGGTGCTTACCCTTTCATTATGGAACGGGTCTACGGACTTCGAGGTCTGTAAGGGCGAAGGCCAGCTCAATACCGATGGGTCGTGGTAAAACTGAAAGAACTGGGTATTCATCTTGTATATCCCGAACAGGGTACTCTCGTAGCCTATGTCGGTCACATTCCAGTAGTTGGCGTTATCCCTTATATCGCCATACCTTGCGACATCCCAGTACCCCAGCCACACCGGGCCTGTATCAGTATTAACCCCAGCCAGCGGGGACGAGTGGTCGTAAAAAACCCTGGACGGGTGCGGGTTATGGAAGTCCAACCCCTCCCTGGATACATACGATTCTATCTCTTCCGTTTCACCAAACTCATTCCTCTTGTATCTCCATTGCACATCTCGAGTCCAGGCTTCTGCGGGGAATATAACCGAATGCCCATATAGAAATAAATCTCTTATATACTGGGTGAAGTTATGCCTCATCCCAAACTGGTCTACCATTATCTCGACGCGCTGACTAAGGGCATCGCCTCGCAGCTTAGCTTCCAGACCAGTGGAGCGCGACTCGTACTTAAAATATGGATATAGGTTGTTAAACCTACTCACCTGGGCAGCGAGGCGGCGAGTTGTGTATGACCTAATGATATTCATGGAGACCTCGTAGAGGCGAGCCATGTTAATCTTCTTCACTGCACCCGTCTCGTCTCTCTCGCAAAACTCATCAGCGCACCCCAACTGAGACAGTTTCTCCCCCACATCCGACATTGAGAGCTTTCCTTGGGCATAAAGTAAGAGCGGAATTGTGGTCTTATTTATGGGCTGCGAATCCCAGGCTAGGTCTACGGACATATATATGTCCGCGTTTTGCGACGACCAGTTTATCCCCTCGTAGATACGGCTTTGTATTTCCAGCTCGAACTGCTCCCTTATCCGGTAGTCGTCGCTTTCAATATCCTTGCACGTGAAGATTTGCCTCAACCTTTCTGAGGTACACCCGTACTCCTCGAGTATTTTTAGATTAACCATTAAATTATTTCGTGACCGCACACAGGGCATTCAGAGCGGCCCTGTAAGGCGAATAGGTGAAGAGGTAGAACTTTTTTAACTGCGACATCATCCGATGCCCCCTGAAGAAACAGTCTCTCTATTTGGGTTAGCCACAGCTTTACCGGGCCTGGAAACCTGTTCGACTTCATGTACTTCTCCATGGATGGAGGGTTTACCAGAATAAGGGAGGCCAACTCCGAGGAAGTTACTTCGAGATACGCGCACAGCCTCTCAACCCTTTCGCCTGTCCATTTAGGAAGGTTCTTCCTGTGATAGCTCTTGAGGAGGCTTAGCGAGGTCACGCACCTTCCACTGGCGGCGGTTCCGCATAATCGGCCATTCCCGTCATGTCCTCCGCAAATGGGACTGCATCCGCATACCCACTTCCCTCGAACTGGTTTACTCCAGGCTCAGTCTCCCCTGCGAACTCCTCCGCGCTTTCTTCTGGCTGGAAGTCTTGATAAGGGTCTCTGTCGATATTTGTGATAACCCCATTGAGTCTGGACTCGTCATACTCGGTGACACCAACGGTGACAACCAGAGAGATAGAGCCACCGACCGCAGGAGACATTGCGTCCACGAAGGCGCGCATATCCTCATTGCCCCTGAAACTAAGTGATATTGTATTTTCTGCCATAATGATAAGACTCTACTATTTTGATTTAGAAAATCAAGTAACTAATTTACCCCGACCTCGAATATCGAGGAAGAAAAGTCGGACATCAAGTTAATATCCATTGTCGAAGGGCCTATGTCCAAGGAGAGCATTGGGTATGTCAAAGCGTCAAAGACGTGAATATACCTGGAGCGGCGAGGCTTGAAGGGCGCTGCCGGGTCATACTTGCCATCCCTAACCCTGGTTGACACTAAATTAAAAAACATGCCCTTCAGTTCCTTTAATCCATGCGACATGACAAACTCCTGCGACTGGAGTCGAGCAATCATCAGCCTCACCCTAGCCTCAACAGACCCCGCGAACTTTGGGGCCGCCTTCATTTTGATAGGGGGTAAGCCAAAGGTCTCCCCCTTGTGGGTGGAGATTCGCTCTATGTCCAGCACATCGTAAGAGCCATGCTGCCCCCCTGGGCGATACTGATTGAACGCCGAGTTGTCCGAGTAATGAATATACTTAAACTCATGCCCCATGGTTCTGTTCCAGTAGGACATCTTCCGCATAAGCCTTACCACAAGCTCCTCGAAGGGTATTTTCTCGTTAATCACCACAAGCTCGTCAAATGCCGTCCAGATGCTTTTATCCGAACCTACGACCTGCTGAAGGAAAACTATCCCGTGATTCGTTTGACCCAGGTCATACCCCACTATAATCGGAAACTTCACTGACGGCACAATCCGCTCCTTCCCAGCGCCGGCGATATGCACGTTGCTATTGAAGTACGGCTTGAATATGGCATCTCCCGCCGGTATGTCCACCCACTGGCCAAGTACCATCCGCTGGTATTCGTATGGACTTGTCCGTGTCGCCTCAACCACTCGGTCGTAATAGCCCGGTGGAAGGTTGTGTTCGTTCTCCTTTACGTCCAGAAAGTACCTCTCGTAATCCTTATCGTAGTCCCCCTCTTCATTAAGAGGCATCTCCCACCACCTCTTGTATACCCAGTGGCTAGGCCCTGCGGGGTTGCACGCTGCGGTGTACTGCTGCTCCCAATCTATCCCTGGGCGGCGGCCAAGCTGCTGAACCAACGCATCGAAATACACCGACCCATCGAGGTTGGTAAGCTCATCTACGAACAAGTATGACGGCTCAAAGCCTTTGACTCGATTCGGGACAAGGCTGGCGTGCGGGATTGAAATAAGGTAAATCCTACTCCATGCGCCAAACTTATTCTGAACGTCGATATATATATTCTTCTGCGTGTCCTGCCTTTCATCTGTATACTCCATGCCAGTACCCTCCTTCCAGAGGGGGAGTATCTCGGTTATAAGCTTGTGCCAAACTCCGCCAAGCACCGCCTGAGAGCGGATGCCAACTATAATGAGGCAGAGAGCGTTGAAATTGTTGACGGCGTGATTAACGAGCTTATGGCCGCCCAACACATAGGTTTTCCCACTTCCGCGATTTCCGTGCGACAGTATATACTTGGCCTTTGAGTCGTATATTTTTTCCTGCGTAGGAGAGAGGGAGGGTTTCCATTTAGGGTCAAAGCCCTCCTCCTCCGATTCGGAGGCAAGCTCACCGAGTTTTGCGAATAGGTTTTCGTCTGTTACTTTCACTTCTAGGAATCCTCGGGCTGTCCCCTATTGCCGTAATCTTGTGACACCAATGGCATTCACCCTTTCGATTGTACACAACTTCACTCCAGCCCAACTTGGATGAGCAAGTGGGGCATACGTATGCGCTATACGTTTGAGGGGTCTTTGCCTTTTTTCCCATTAACGTACCCAAAGAAATAAGCGAGCCTGACAAAGTACTTGAGTTTCCATATTGAGAACTCCCCTTCGGGGTCATGCTTTTTACTAAAGTCTCCATAGCCGACCTCAAGCTGCTCAAGCTCCGCATCCGTCAACTCTGGGATTCCGTATTTTTTTCTGTCAACGGAGCAAAGCCAGGCTTCTTTTTTTTCTTCGGTGCAGCACTTTGAGCCATCTTTACACTGGCCATCGTACCGTTCAATACTCTGTCGTATGTCCCTATTAGCGTCTTGCATATGTCGTTGTAATGTTTCTGGGCAGAGATTCTTTGCTCCCACCCTATTTCCTCATCTTCGAGTTCCTCGTTCCGACAGCGCTCCGCCTCTTGGAAGAGTGCCGCTGCCTGATACAAAAGCATCCTGTGCATAAGGTCAAGCCCACCCACCAGCATCCGCCAGCCATTCTCGTCCATCTTAGAGAAAATCTCCAGCTTCTTACATGTTTTCTCGTCAATGCCAGCCTCTCGCAGCCCCTCATTCAATAGGCGTGAGTTCATCTCCTGCATTGCCTCGGCGAGCTTGGTGTCTGTCGCCAACTCCTTTGGCTTGCGCACCATGGTTTCTATCTCGTCTGGCACTTTTTGTGGGGTCGGAGACTCCTTGATGTATAACGCCCTTAACTGCCTGTCGGCGGTTATTCTCTTTCGGAGCGAACCTTCACTTACGTTTAGGGCCTCGGCGGCAACCCGGATGCTCCCGCACTGACTCATCATGTCCATGATGAGTTCGTTGGGGATTTCAATTTTTTTACTTTTTCCCACGCAACTTCCTTATTCTGAGTATCTTAAATATCTCCCAGCATCGCTTCTGCCATTTAGCTTTCAGCTTCTTATCCTTCTCCTGGTGCTGCATCTTAACTTTCGTAAGTTGAGATTCGGCTTTCCATAAAGACCAGAAGGACTTCTTGTGGATTGCCTTCTTTTCCGCGACCACCGCCTTCTGCTCGTCAATCCGGGCGGCAGATTCCAGTCGCTGGTTTATTATCCTGACAAGACCAACATCTCCAGCCATGGCATCCTCCATGTCCTCCCTACTCACTACTTTGTATTTTATTCCCTTCGGTGGCTTGAACATGGATTATGAGGGGTTTGAAGAATGTTTCCCAGTGTGGATGTTTTTTGAGATAACTAAAGGGAGCGCCCGACCTGAGATAGGCCGAGGCCCTGTTGCGGTCTGCCGCACCGAACGGGTTGAAGTTACAGGCAGAGCAAAAGTCCCGAGCCTCTCCCACGCCCACCTCTTCCCAGCTGCTGGACATGCTTATCTCTATGACCCGTTTAACGGGAATGGAGGCGGTGACGGCTATCTCTTGATTGGTAAGAGCCTGTATCGCTCGCTTGGACGCGCCTACCTGTCGGCGGGCGAGGAGCCGAACCAGGCATGGCGGAAATTTTTCGAGATGCGACCACATTTTGATTTCTAAAATAATAAATACTAACCCCTTGACAAGTCAAAAGGTTTCCATTAAAGTCATGGTTTTTAAGTTAAACCCAGCTGGAGACCCAATTATGAGCGAGGAAAAGAAGGACATGATTCAAATATCCGTTTCCCTTCGGAAGGATAAGCATGAATTTATTAAAGCCTGGGCCGACGAAAGAGACGACAAGGTGGCCAATATCTGCAGGGGGTGGATTTACACCGGCCTCGCAGACCTACGCGAAGCCTTAGGTCTCGTTCGCCCTGAACCACAAATGGAGGTAGCCCTCCCTGAAACCCATACGCAAGATGACCCAACCGACGATAACCCAAGTGTGGAGCAACCTAGTCTCCATTGATTGTTCCAAGAACGTAGAGAAAAAAGGCAACCTAACCTACCTGTCATGGGCATGGGCATGGAAGACCTTGTGCGATAACTTCCCTGACTCTACCTTCGAGTTCGACAAAACCGAAAGCGGCTCCGAGTTCTGGCCCATGCCGGACGGCTCGGGGGAAGTTAGATGCTCGCTCACCGTGTGCGGCTTAACGAGAACCTGCTGGCTCCCGGTCATGGATTACAAAAACAAGGCAATCCAGAACCCGAACTCAAGAGATGTCAACGATGCGAAGATGAGGTGCTTGGTCAAAGCTATAGCTTTGTTCGGCCTCGGCCTGTACATCTACGCAGGGGAGGACATCCCCGACAATAAACCATCGGGCGATGGAATAAAAGGTAAGGCACAGGTAACCGCTAAGCCGAAAGAGGACTTCCTTGAGGCTCTTGATTCTGGAGGTGCATGGGGAGACACCAAGATACCCATAGGGAAATGGGAGGGTTTCACCCTTAGCTCAAGGAGCGAAGAACAGTTGGGTATGCTCTGGGAGCATAGGAAGAACTTCGAGGACTACCCTAACTTCATGTCGGCCCTACAGGAGTGGAGAAAGACTTGAGCCTATTAACCTTCGCGTGTGTGATTGTAATTGCAGCATATGCCCTGTACTGGCTCTATAAATGAAAGGCCGCCCGAAGGCGGCCAAACACACAAACTAAACAACTAAGTTAGACTAACCATACACCAAAACGTTCACCATGTCAGACGAAAGAGAAGGATGTCCCTCTGCCTCATCAATAGGTCGCTTACAGCTATGCCCAGGTAGTTGGGAGTTTGAAAAGAAATTCGATGACGTAGAGTCAGCCTGGGCTACGGAAGGCACGATTAGGCACGAGATGATAGCCGACCCCGAGCTGAAAGTTGAGAACATAAAAGACCCCGAGCAACGGTTTGTTGTTTCTCGAGCCAGACAGTTGACGGAGAAAGCCAGACAGGACTCCATCTTCGACACCGAGGATACCACCGTGGAGCAGGAGAAACGGTACTGGCTTAGGAATGAAACCGGCGCGAAAGTGCTAAGCGGAAAATTCGACTACGCTGAATACGGAAAGAAG